CTATTTATCGCTTTTTAATCTTTTAATCAGTCCGATAATATAATCGAAATCTTCCTGATTTAAATCTCGTTTTGCATCTAACAATATTCTTGAATCCTTATCCTTACATATTTCAAGTACTTTCTTTGCTGTCTCATCATCCAGATAGTAATTTGATGCAGATTGAGCTAAACGGTCGGCATTTTTATTTTTATGAGTAACATCCCATCCCATAATCCATTCAGGAGATACTTTCAGAGCTTTTGATAAAATTTTGAGTTTATCAAGTGGTATGTTTTTTATTCCTCCGGTTTCATATCTTTGAAGTGTTGACTTACTCATACCCGTTAGATCAGCTAAATCCTGAAAGCTATATTCTAATTCTAATCGCTTTGCTTTTATCCGCTCAATTATATTAAGCATCGTCTCTTCGGGCATTCTTCCAACTCCTTTCTTTGTCATCTAAATAGATAATACATCAGATGGTCTAAATGCGCAACAAAAATTTTTATTTCGTTGCAAAAATGGGTTGACATTTTCATATGCTTGGAATAATATGGGCTTATCCCAAAAATGCAACGAAAGGTGGTGCGCTTCATGAACAAAAATCTCTTAAGGGGAAAAATGGCTGAGAGACAGATAACCCAAAGCCAATTGGCATATGAAATGGGTATGTCCAAAAACTCGTTAAACAGAAAAATACAAGGAAAAGGCGAATTCAGGCTTGCAGAGGTTATTGGAATATGCGAAATTTTGAGAATCAAAGATCCAGCGGATATTTTTTTTGCCAATGAAATCCCAAATGCGCAACGAAGAGGAAAAATAAGGGAGGGGTGAAGACCATGACTTCAATGATGAAAGAAGAAGAGAAGAATCTGAAAAAGAGAGGTAAACGATTTAAAGTAGTGGCATACATAATTTCATTTTTAGTTAACATTATTTTTTTCTTGATTGTTATTGGCAATCAAAACAGTATTTTGATGATGGAGACGAAAATGTTAGAAGAACTTTTGGACGGGCGGCTTGATACTGAGTCGGTCAACGCCGATATAGAACTTAACAACATACATTTTGTTACTTAAAGACAGTGAGTTAAACAATAATCGGTTAAATATATGCAATATTGTAAAGTAAGCATTGAAGATAAAAATATACAGAATGGAGTGAGTCGGATGATCGAAAGAAATGAAAGTAATAAATCAAAATCGGAAGAAATCGCTTTGGCAGCGGCCAGAGAAGCAATCAGTGAATTCGTTGCGAAAGAGAAAGCCGATAAGAAAAAACAAATATTTCAGAATACCAACGTTCTTTTGGAACATTATCTGGATTTAAAGGACTATTGCAATAATGCAGTTTATAAAGGACGCTTCGCAGATGAAGAAGATTCAATTTGCATTGACGGATATGAAATCACAATTAAATCAGTAAAGTCAAATCGCGAAACTACTTTGATCATTATATCCCATGTTGATGTTGCCTTGGCACTTTTAAAGAAAAAGTGTCATGCGAAGGGGATGGATGAAAAGTATAAAGTGATAGAATCGCTGCATCTGGACAAAAGCCAGCAGGCAGTCCCGTGGTCCGAAAGGATATCATTGGTATCCGACGATCTATGCTGCGGCGAGACTACCGTCAGGCGATGGAGAAATGAAATGGTAAAGGACCTAAGCGTGTTCTTGTTCGGCGTGGACGGCTTGAAACTTGGACTCTAGATGCTTTTCGCAATTTGGATAAACATGAAAAAAAGATGGTTTTACATAGGATATTTTACATGTTAATATGATATTGATGAAAATTGTAACTTTATATGAAAGATTAGTTAAAAGAATCAGCCCGCCAATTTGATCGGGCTTTTTCTGTTTTTATTGATCTGAACTCTGCGGCTTGAAAATTAGGTGATGAGGACAGTTTCTCAAATGGATAAATATGAAAAAAAGACGGTTTTACATGGAATATTCTTCATGCTAATATGGTATTGATGAAAATTGCGATTAGTCATAAATAATGCATTTTGTTAAGCTCTCATTTTGATGAGGGCTTTTCTGTTGCGCAACATCTAATCTGATGCTCCGAAACGAGGTTAAACTATGCTGCTAAAAGCCGGATAATGGCCGGCAAATGCTCAGCGCTGAGCTTAAAAATATAGAAAGGAGGTATTGGTATTGACGTATACTTAGCCACATTGTAAAGCATAAGGCTGTTACCTTATGCACAAAAAGTAAAGAGGGTGATTTAATAGCATGCAAAACAGCGTGAAACAGGCAATCGTGGACAAACTGAATGCATTATTTCCGGTAGCAAACGGCTACACAGTTTATGATGACAATGTTCCACAGGGGGCCACAACGCCTTATTTCTTAATCTTATTAACCAATCAGGTTAATAGTAAGAGGCTTAGCACCAAATATAAAAGCACATTGTCCTTTGACCTTGCTTATTACAGCAATAAGGGAACAACCGAAATCAGGGCTGACTGCTATGGAGTTCAAGAAATTATACTTCGGGCATTTGACTTAGTTGGTACTTATCGGGTCAGAAACAAGGCGGCTAAGATTACAGATAACGTACTGCATATAACGTTCGATATCAGCTATTCAGAAATGAAAGATGAAACTTTGGTTTATATGCAGCAGGCAGAAACAACAACTAATATTTAATGAAAAGATATGGAGGGTTATCATGGGAGGAACATGGACCAGTCAGAATAAGATATTACCGGGCGCTTACATAAATTTTCTGACGAATACAGCGCTGTCTATTACACCTGGCGACAGGGGGACGGTAGCGTTATTACAGGAAATGTCAGTAGGCACAGCGGGAGATATGTACACAATTACAGCAACAGATGCAAGTGAATATCCGAGTGCGGCAACAGCTGCGGATAAATTGCTTGCGAATGAAGCTTTAAAGGGTGCAAAGACCGTTATTTTATACAATTTAGGCACGTCTCATAATGCGGCAGTGCTCACCGCCGCATTAGCCGCATTGAAAACCATTGAATTCAATACGCTTTGCTATCCTTATGATACTGCGACCTATGCAACCAATCAAGCTGCAATCCAAACTTGGATTACAGATATGAGAGATGCGGAAAGCCGCAAAGTACAGGCTGTCATGGCAGATTACGCCGGGGATTATGAAGGTGTGATCAATGTAGCTCAGGGCGTTAAGCTGATGAATGGGACAACGCTCACAAACGCACAAACTACGGCCTGGGTAGCAGGAGTAACAGCCGGAGCTGCCGTATATCAGTCAAATACTGGAAAGAAATACACTGATGCGATCGATGTAGTACCAAGAATGACAAAGAGCGAAATGGAAACTGCCGTATCCGCCGGAAAATTTATTTTCAAAGTTGACACGGCACAAAACGTTACCGCTGTATACGACATCAATTCGTTTGTAACCTATACCGCAGATAAGAGCGGGGCCTTCAGGAAAAACCGTGTCATTCGCACTATCGATGGGATCAATAACGACATCGTTGAAATCTTTGAATCCGGCTATATCGGCAAGGCCAATAATAATGCGGATGGAAGAGCGCTGTTAAGGGCAACGTTAGTTCAATATTTCAATGAACTTCAAAGCTTGGCGGCTATTCAGAACTTTACCGAAGCTGATGTTACGGTATCATCAGGAACTGATTCCGATGCTGTCGTGATCAGCTGTTATGTTCAGCCGGTAGACAGCGTTGAAAAGATTTACATTACAGTTAACTTATCTTAAAAGGAGGATTGAACAATGGCAGATAACTATACAAGGATTGCAGATACGATATCCTCTCATGAGGGTAAGGCTTATATTACAATCAATGGAATCAATAGAGAACTTTTTGAAGTCTCCAGCCTGAAAGCGCAACTGGATCTTACCGTTGCATCAAAGAGAATGCTTGGGAGCAGGATGACACAGCATAAAGTTACGGGGGCAGAAGGAACGGGAAGCCTGACAATGTACTTTATGAACAGCGAAGTCTTAAAAGAAGCGCTATCCTATCTGAAGGAAGGAAGTTATACCGGTATTACGCTGCAGGTATATAACGAAGACATCCAATCCACGATCGGAAGACAGGAAGTCGTTATGACGAATGTCATTTTCGCATCCATACCAGTCGCCACGCTTGATGACAGTTCCGATGATCCGATTACGTTTGACACAGACTTTACCTATGATGGAATCAATGTTCTTGAAAGTTTTGTGTTACCAGAAAATTATAGATAAAAAATAGGTAGACAGGGAGCTTCGTGCTCCCTGTTTTCAGCTAATTCATAAGGAGGAATAATTATGAGTTCATTAAAAGCATTCTTAAATCCGGTGCAGGTTGGAAACAGGGAGGTTATTGTCTCAGATAGATTTATTGGAGAAGACGGAAAGCCGATTCCCTTTATCATTAAGCCGATCACGCAGAAAGAGAATGAGCAGCTTATAAAAAAGTTTTCAAAGGTAGATAAAAAGGGAGTAGAAACATTTAATCGAACAGACTATGTACAGGCTTTAACGGCCAGCGCCGTTGTTGAACCTAATCTTTCGGATGCAAAGCTTCAGGATAAATATGGTCTTGGTGAGGCAGAGACGTTAAAGAACATGCTACTCATTGGAGAATTTGCAAATCTTGCACAGGCGGTACAGGAATTGAGTGGGCTTGATAAAGACATCAACAAGGATATCGAAGAAGTAAAAAACGAATAAGGCAGGGTGATGCGGAGTTTAATCTCGCACACTTTGCCCTTCAAAAATTGCATATCCTTCCTTCCCAATTGAGTTTCATGAACGATGAAGAAAAAGCGTTCATCTATGGAAGCATTATAATTCGTGTTGAGGAAGAAAAGAAACATGCTCCAAAAAATATACCGAAGAAAGGGAGGAAAAGGTAATGAGTACTTTAACGAGTGCGTTGGACATATATGATAAATATATTGTCCCATTGGAAAAAATAACGGATGGGTATATCCAATTGCAAAATAGGCTTAATGCTGTAAATGATGGGCTGCAAACCCAGGCCAAGCTACAAGATAAGGTGTTCGCCGCAGCAAACCGATCAAGAGGTTCTTATTCTGCAATGGTGGGTACCTTTGCTAAACTTCAGGCAACAGCAGGCAAGGTTTTTGGATCAAGTAGTAATACTTTAGCCTTCTCTGAGTTAATGCAGAAATCATTTAAACTTGGGGGAACCGATGCCGCAACACAATCCTCCGGTATGGATGCAGTAATTCAAGCCATGGGATCCGGAAAAATTGACGGCGGAGCTTTTGACTCGATTACGGCAGATGCACCGATGATGCTGCAAGCCATGGAAACTTTTACAGGTAAATCCAAGGCAGAACTTAGAAGTATGGCAGAAGAAGGAACACTTACTGCGGATATTCTGAAGAATTCAATGTTCGCAGCATCTGGTGATATTAATAAGAAGTTTTCTGAAATGCCAATGACGTTTGCAGAAATATGGGATAGGATTAAAAATGTTGCGCTTCAAGCCTTTGGCGGAGTACTTGACGGCATAAACAGCATTATTAATTCGGGTGGCTTTCAGACTTTTTTAGATGCAGCAATTTTAGGCATTTATACGGTAGGCAGCGTATTGGAATGGATAGTTAATAAATTTGAATACTTAGTACCTATCCTCGAAGTCATAGGAGGAGTTTTGCTTGTATTAATAATTACTGACCTAGGGGCAGCGGCGGTAGCTGCATGGGGTTTGATTTCGGCTTTTATAATGGCAAATTGGACTGTTATTTGTATTGTTGCAGCTATTGTAGCAGTAATTACTGTTTTAGGCGCTTTGGGGGTAACTGTCCAAGATGTATTTAATTTTATTGGCGGAGCTATTGGGGTATTGATTGCTTGGTTTATAAATCTAGGCGCAATTGCGAAAAATGCTTTTATTCTTGTATTGAAAAGTATAGATGACATGGTAACTGGTTGCGTTAATGGCGCAATAGATGCTATCAATCTGATTATTGAGGCGCTTAACGCAATTCCTGGAGTTGAGATCGACCTGGTCGACCATATTGACAAATCCTTTGGCGGTTTAAAATATGAGAAAATGATTGATTATTCAGATGCGTACAATAAAGGCTCAAAAATCAGTACTGATTTATATAATGGTTTGGGTAATAAAATCAGCAGCTTTACAAACGGCTTCGGTTTAGGTGCTCCAGGCGCAATGCCAGGTATTTCTTCGGACGGTTTGGGCACTTCCAACAATCCTGTGACGGTTCAAGGAGTAGGTTCCAACGGAACCCTTGGTGTAGACATGGCAGAAGAAGATATACAGTATCTCAGAGACATTGCCGAACGTGATTATATCAATAAATTTAGCACTTCAACGTTAGCTCCGAATATTCAAGTTTCATTTGGGGATATTCACAAGGAAGCAGATGCGGATAAAGTGGCAAGTCGTATACAATGGATTCTGCAAGAACAGATTGCAACTGCCAGTGAGGGGGTTTACGAATGAGTGATTATGCGATTTTTTTCGATTATAAAAATAGAACCTATCGCCTTCCTGTAAATCCGGATGAGGTAAAAACCAAAAGCTCCCAAGCAGTGGAAAAATATGAAGTGTTAGGGCTTGATCAGATCGCAGTGCCGACACGTATGGAGCTGAAAGACTATTCTTTTGATTGTGAACTGCCAAAGAAAGCCTACGGTTACGTAGAAACACCAAATAAGTTTAAGGATGCAGACTATTATTTAAGCAGATTCGAAAAATGGAGAAAAAACCTTATTCCGGTCCGCTTTATCGCTACGAACGGAATTGGTGATGATATCAACACACTGGTATTGATTCAGGACTTGGATATCACAGAAAAAGCCGGCGAAGAGGGCGACAAGTATGTATCCTTTTCACTTCTGGAATATAAAGAATACGGAAAGAAATATCAATTAGAGGAGATCGACTCTTCCGGTTACAAAAAAACAGAAGTGAATACTACAGAGGTTACAAATCCCAAAAGCACCGGTACCTATACCGTAGCTAAAGGCGATACTCTGTGGGCGATTGCGAAAAAGTATTACGGTGACGGATCAAAGTATCCCAAGATTTATAATGCTAATACCGACAAAATCAAGAATCCTTCATTGATCTACCCTGGTCAGGTTTTGACCATTCCTGAATAGGTGGTGAGAAAATGGAATTCTTAGTAGAAGTAGATGGTAAAATCTATGAGATAAGCGAACTTGTGACAAAAGTATCATACAGGGATGTATTAAATGATGGGTGCAGTAAGCTGGAGTTTTCTTATATTAATGATGACCTTATCATAAAAAACGGAAGTGTTATCAGATTTAAGTATGATCACAGAAATATATTCTATGGTTATGTATTCAGACACAGCAGAGATAAAGGTAAGGAAATTAGCGTAACAGCTTACGATCAGCTAAGATACTGCAAAGCAAAAGATACGATTAAAATTGTCGGTGATACTGTTGCGACTCTTACGAAAAAAATGTGTAATTACTTGGGCCTAAATTATGGAGCTCTTACTGACACGGGTTATGTACTTGCGACAAGTTCACAATATGACAAAACATGGTTGGATATCATTTATACTGCAATCAGTGATACTGTAATGAGTCCTAACGGCAAAAAATTTGTCTTACGTGACGAATTTGGTAGCATAACACTTAGGGATATAGAAGATTTACAGCTTAATTTAATTCTTGGTGATGAAAGTTTGGTATATGATTTTAGCTATGGAAAATCAATAGATGATGAATTTTATAATCAAATCAAGCTGGTAAGTATCAACGAAACCAGCGGATCAGAAGTTCCATACATGGCCTATGACGACGATTCCATCTCGGCATATGGTTTGCTTCAATATTATGAGAAATTAGATAACAATGCAAATGCTTCACAGGCACAAAAAATGGCTGATCAACTTTTAGGTCTTTACAACCATGAGGTTGAGAGTTTAAGTATGAATTGTCTGGGAGACGTCAGTATACGCGCGGGAACAAGCTTCTATGGACTGATCAGCGACATAGATCTTAACAGAAGGTTGACCGTCAAAACAGTCACACATGATTTCCTGCCTGTCCATACGATGAGTCTGGAGGTGTCAATATGATAAATGAAATCAAAACGATCGTTCAAAACTATCTCAATAATGCCGCACTGTGCTGTTTGATGATTGGAACGGTGACGGGCGACGGCATCAAGATAAGCGACAAGCTGACTTTGCCGGAAGAATTGGTAATCGGTAATTTAAAATCTTCCATTACTGTCGGTCAGAAAGTCAGACTGCTCCGAAATCATGGCGGGCAACAATTTTATATTCTGGAGGTGATCTCTGAATGACAACACCAACGACATCAATCGATTCAGATGTAACAATCATAGAAGCTACAGATACCAGCAAAACTTATAAATTATCAGACAATAATATACAAGGCTTTGTCGACGGGCCGGATGCATTAAAACAGGCTATATATAAGGTGCTCAATACCGAAAAGTATGAGTATCCAATGTATAGCTTTTCTTATGGAATCGAACTGGACAGCCTTGTAGGCAAAGATCCGGCTTATGTAAAAGTTGAATTGAAGCGGAGAATCCAGGAATGCCTGCTTCGGGATGACCGAATTGAGAGCGTTGAAAACTTTGATTTTACTGCAAATGGTGATCAGATTTTATATACCTTTGATGTGATCAGCATTTATGGAAATCTTACGATCACCAAGGAGGTGAACGCCTGATGTTTGAGAACAGGACTTATGAAAAAATCCTGACTGATATGTTGAGTCGGGTTACCGCCGACGTAGACAAGAGAGAGGGAAGCATTATATATGATGCGCTCGCCCCCTGCGCTTACGAACTTGCACAGACTTACTACAGTCTTAATAATTTCCTTGATTTGGTTTCGGGAGATACTGCAGTTGGTGAATATCTTGAGCGGGTTGTCGCTGATTGCGGGATTACTCGAAAGAAAGCGACCCATGCAGCAAGAAAAATCGAAACGACTGCAGCAGTGAATATCGGCACCCGGTGGGGCTTGAACGGGACGTCGTACACAATCACAGGGCTTTTATCTGCGAATATTTACAGTGCAGCCTGTGAGCAAGCCGGTGCAGTTGGCAATACATACAGCGGTACTCTCGAAAATATTGATAATGTAAGCGGCGTTACCGCCAGATTGACCGATATCATTTCTCCGGGAAATGATGAAGAGACGGATGAGAACTTAAGGACAAGATTCTATTCCCAGGTCCAGGCACCAAGCACATCCGGAAATGCGAATAATTATAAAGAATGGGCGCTTGAGGTGGATGGTGTTGGAGGTGCTAAAGTTTTTCCGCTTTGGAGCGGCGCAGGCACGGTGAAAGTGCTTGTGGTCGATAGCAATATGACCATTGACGATACTTTACCGGCCAAAGTTGCAGATCACATTGAAACCGTTCGGCCGATCGGCGCCGCAGTTACAGTTGCAAGCCCAACGAGTAAGACAATTAATGTTACTGCAAATATAATTCTGGATGGATCCCAGACACTTTCGGCGGTACGGACAGCGTTTGCATCAACTTTGGGTGAGTATTTGAAGGATATCGTATTCGATACGTACTCGGTGAGTTATGCAAAAGTCGGCAGCTTATTGCTTGATACGGCCGGGGTCAGGGATTATGATACATTACTTTTGAATAACGCAACAGCCAATGTAACGATAGCTGATACGGAAATGCCGATTGCAGGGACACTTGAACTGACGGAGGTGGCTTAATATGGCTTTAATGAATCTGTTACCGCCGGTCTATGATAACAACACTACAATGGAGGAACTGCAAGGCATACTCTCTAAGGAAGTAACCGATTTGGCGGGCGACCTCAGTGAAACGATTGATGAATGTTTTATTGAAACCACTTCGAGCCTACTTAGTCGCTATGAAAAGATTTACGGACTTGAAGTCGATGTTTCAAAAAGCGATGCGTTTCGGCGTGAACGTATCAAGGCGAAAGTTATTGGGATCGGAACCGTGACAAAACAGCTGATTATTGATACTGCGGCGGCATACTCAAATGGTGAAGTGGAAGTAATAGAAGACCTGGCAAACTACAGTTTTAATATAAGATTTGTAGGTACTGTTGGGGAACCGGAGAATATGGACGATCTCATACTGACAGTTGAAGAGATCAAACCCGCTCATTTTGCTTATACGTTCGAGTACATATATAACACCTACGGAGACTTGGGCTCATATACTTACGCAGTCTTGGCCGCTTTTACTTATGACCAATTACGAAACGAGGTGATGAATTAAATGTCTACCACAACGATAAATTACGGCTTAAAGAAACCAACGGTGACGGAATATTTCACGGTTGAAGACCAAAATGGAAATATGGATCTGATTGACACTGCACTCAAGAATAATTCGGATAATATTGCAACGGAGGAAGCAGCAAGGGCAACAGCAGATAAGACACTTGAAGACTTAATCAGCACTAAGCCAACCATGACGACGGCAGACCTTACCTACTACGTCAACACGGCCACGGGAAACGACACAAATAACGGGCTTACCATCGGTACAGCGTTTAAAACGATACAGAAGGCCATAGACGTAATACCGCAGATCATTAACCATACGGTAACGATCAACGTTGCCGCTGGTACATACGACGAGGACGTAATCATACGGGGTTTTAGTGGCAAAGGGGTATTGATGATACAGGGTGACACAGTGGCAAGTACGTCAAGAACAATTAGAAGTTTGTCCGAACGGGCAAACAGTGTTCCCGTTTCGGTCTACGGCTTGAACGCTACTACGACTACCGCCAACGCTTTTTTCGCGGAAGCCTGTAACTACGCTAGATTTCAATATTGCCAATGTGTTGCCGCTACTGGCGCTTATAACGGTATAATGTTTGCCCGTTCGCATGGCTGGGTAGGAGATTCGGTATTCTCAAATAGATATGCGGGAGTGGTAGCCACAGTAGGGGCCGTAGCGGAAGCAAGCGCCGTCATGGGTACCAACAATGTATATGGGTTAGAAGCCGATAATGGGGGAATTCTTTGCTACACTTCTGGTACTACTGTATCTGGTACAAGTGGAAATCTTGTCGCTTCCGGTTTGATCGTAGACGCGAACGGCGTACCAAAAGGCGTACTTCCTCTGGCTGGCGGTACTCTTACTGGTGATTTTGGGGTAGCAAAAGCAAGCCCGAGGATAACCTTAACAGACACTAGCACAGGAAAATTAACCATGCTTTACCAGTTTGTTAGCAAAGTGCTATTAAGGAATTACGTCGATACAAATAACTACTGCGATTTTACCATTGACGATATTTCGTCCGCGCTCACGTCCAGGCTGCAACTAGCTAATACAGTCGGCGGTACTACGACATATTACAAAGTATACGGCGAACATAACGTAACACTTTCGACGGCTGCCCCTGGGTCCGCGCTGGCAGAAGGTGCTCAGCACCAGGTTTATTAAGGGGGTGGGGAAATGCCAGCAATATATAGAGGAAGCGGCGGGGTAAACCGTCAGATCAAGGCACAGTATCGGGGGTTAAGCGGCGTAAACCGAACAATCAAAGAGCAGTACAGAGGTTACGGTGGGGTGAATCGGAAGATTTTCGCGTCGGACTTACTTAATACAGTATTCGCGGAGAAAGGCGCGGACTGGATAGAAAGCGGAGGTACATTTAACTATGGGGCGGGCCTGTACGGAGCAGACGCCGAAACAAAAGGTACTAATGCATACAACGTCGCTAGTCTCTCTACGGTGCAAGGAGTGCAACATAAGCATATTAAAATACCAGTAACCCAGTCAACCTTGTCTGCTTTAAGTATTGAGGTAAGTGCGTATGCTTATAGTACTCTAGCGAGTCGAGTCGGGTTTATGTATATAGCACTATGTAATAATGACGCTGCCCCGATTTTGTCTCTAATATATGGCGACGCATGGGCTGGTAACACCAATACAGCCGTATACGTTTTAGACGGTTCCTATGGCAGTGCGTATGTATATGACGCGGGGTCTGACGGAAAACCCTATAATGGACTCTCAACTATTTTTAAAGTAACGTATAACGCAGGAACGTATAACGTGTACTTAAACAATACGCTGGTCAAAACCTACACAAATACGAAAACGTCATTAACCTTTAATAATGTAAAAGTTGCAATCTTGGCGAATACAGATACGAACTATTCACTGCCTGCGTACCGGATAAACAGCCTAAAAGTCGTAGATCAAGTAATATAAAGCAAAGGAGAAAAACCATGAATCAGATCACATTACGAAACGGTACTACCATAGATGTTATACAAATCAATGGACAGGGTCGCTACTTCCAGGGCGCCAACCGCGACAGCCTGGAATTTCATTTCCCGAAAGAGGGTAACAGCTTCGAAACGCTGGAAGCGCTTTTCACGGAAGCGAACACGGCAAAGATTACAGTTACAAATGCCGAAGGTAGCTTCGTCTACAGCGACTACAGCTTAAAGGCTGGCCTGGCCCTGGTACCCGTTGTCATTACCCCTGCAGAAGGGACAACCCCTGAAGTTACCGAAGAACGGTACACGGTAACGATGGCACAAAAAACATACTCGGAAAAGCAGATCGAGTCATTGCAGGAAACCGTCGATATCCTTGTTCTTGAAAGTTTGGGGGTGTAAAGAATGTTTGAAACGATCAAAAGACTCTACGAAAAGACCAGCAACTCTGCGGTGGTCACAAACGCTTTGGCGAAAGGTTGGATAACGCAGGAAGAAGCTGACTCAATCCTTAGTGTTGATTAAGTAGTTGAAACATATATAGATATTTTAATAAGAAGGTGTAGTTTTACAATCAAATAAATCAAAATCATTTGTTCTAATCGATAACGTTAATATTAAAGTAATAACAAAGGAGGTGAGCGCCTAATGTTTGAAGATATGACTTATGATAACATTCTTTCCGACATGCTTAACAAAGTAACTTCAGACGTTGACAAGAGGGAGGGGAGCATAATTTATGATGCTCTCGCTCCCTGTGCTTATAAGTTGGCTGAAACATATTTCAAGCTTAGCAATTATGCGGATCTGTTTCATCTGGATACCGCCAAAGGGGAGTATTTGGATAAAAAAGCTGCTGATTATGGGATTGTACGCAAAAGTGCTGCCTATGCAGTAAGAAAAGTTGAAACAAGTGCGGCGGTAAATACCGGCACAAGATGGGGGATAGGAGATACAACTTATATCATTACCAGTCTTTTATCCACCAACGTTTATAGTGCGACTTGTGAACAATCCGGTGAAATCGGCAATGCATACAGCGGTATACTTGAAAATATCGATAATGTGAGCGGTGTAACAGCAGTACTAACCGACATTATTACTTCAGGAACAGAAAAAGAGACGGACGAAGATTTGAGGAGCAGGATAAAGTCTTATATCATTAACCCGTCTCAGGACGGCAATGCTGCTCAATACCTTGAATGGGCCACTTCATATCCGGGTATTGGCATTGCTAAGGTATTCCCGCTTTGGAATGGCGGGAATACCGTTAAAATTGCAATAACCAACGGGCAATACTTGTCAGCCGAAACAGCTTTGGTCACTAAGTTCCAAAATCATGTCGACCCAGATACAACCGGCCTGGGGAATGGAGTCGCCCCGATCGGAAGCAAGGTTACCGTCACAAGCGGAACTCAAAAGAACATAACGGTTACCGCCAATATTGTTTTAGCTGAAGGTTATACAGCGGCAAGCGGTGCGGAAGATGCAATAAAAGATTATTTAGCTTCGATAACTTATGTTAAGAATAGTGTAAGCTATATGAAAATAGGGAGTATGCTTCTTGACTGCGCTTCCATAGCTGATTTGAATGGTTTGACAATTAATTCGGGAACTGCGGATATAGTGTTAAACGGCGACGAGATCCCTGTTTTAACAAGTCTAACTTTAACGGTGGTGACGACATGATTGATTATATCAAATATACAATAGACGGTGTCACCTACAGCCTTGTCAACAATGGCGACGAAACCTGGCTAAGAGATGGAGCTTCCCCAAGAGTAGCCGGCAACTATCTGTTAACTCTTGTAATCGGCGAAAACGGAGCAGAGACAACTATTGACAGTTCAAACAGCTTATACGAAACTTACTTAAACATAATCGTCGAAACTGAAAAATACACCAGCCTAAAGGATTATGTTCCAGAATTTATTACGAAAACAGTACAGTTTGCCGATATTTTTAATATTGAAAATGAAGAATTAGATGATTTGTATGTTGAAATCGAAAAAATAAAATCTAATACTTTTATATCCTCATCTTCGACTGACTCGGTCGCCAGGATTGAGGATTTTTTAAATATTAAAGGTCTAGGTACACTGGAGCAAAGAAAAAGCTTTTTAATTTCTCTAAACCAGAAGGGAAGCAAGCTGAATGAGTCAACTATAAGGAACATCGTGAAATCCATAGCCGGAAGCGACTGCATCATTGCTTATTTCGGCTCTGGTGACTTGGGAAATCCTGAGCCGCAACAGGGTCTATTGAGGATACAGGTTCAAAGTCCGGATAATACAAAGAACTACCGTTATGACGATATTACCAGAGCTTTAACCCCATTGGTGCCGAGTCATATTAAACTGCTGGTTGTTAAATACTTTGCCACATGGCAGGATATATTAAGTCATTTTGCTGAATGGGCTGATGTTGCAGCCATGACTGACTGGCAAGCTGTAAATGACTATTTACCAACAACATAAAAAAGGAGAGTAAAGAAATGTCTATAATGACACCAAATTTTGGACTAATGATGCCGGAATTAACGGATAGTCCACCGGATATTACGGCAACAAATCCCAACTGGGAGAAAATCGATAATGAATTATACCGCTATTACACCAATACATCAGCAACTGATGCTTATGAAATAACGATCAATGGCATCGATACTTATTCTAATCTTTTGGGAATCCCTATCCTGGTAAAGATGACCGTGGCTAATACAGATAATTGCACTTTGAATGTTAACGGTCTTGGGGCGGTCAATATTGTTAGAGGAACGGGGACGAATCTTCTGACCGGTGATATTACCGCTGGAAAAATCGTGGAACTCGTTTATGATGGGGTCAATTTCCAGTTAATTAGTCAGGGTGTTGATGTCTCGCAGGCGTCAAAATCTGAAACACTAGCGAACAAGACTCTGACAGCACCTAGATTTGCTTCTGCCGGATATATGGCTGATGCGAATGGTAATGAGTTGATTAAATTTCCATCAACAGTGGCATCAGCCGTGAATGAGTTAACACTTGCTAATGCGGCTGCCGGTTTCGCACCGTCGATATCGACAACGGGAGGGGATACCAATGTATCGCTAAATTTAATCACGAAAGGAACCGGCACAGTACAAGTTAACGGCAAGGCTGTCGCAACAAAGTCCAGCACTGTTTCAGCTAATTTAGTTGCCTCTTCATGGTCAGGCACAGCAGTTCCATACACTTATACGGCTGCTGTAGCAGGAGTTACAGCCACAAGCAATCAAGACCTCAGCCCTAATCCATCCATAACTCAGGTTCAGTTGTCAGCTTTACAAGCGGCGAATGTCTTGGGATACTCACAGGCTGCAAACTCAATTACTCTGAGAGCATGGGGAACAAGACCGGTAGTAGATATCCCAGTAGTATTTACAATAAGGGGTGATGCATAATGACAACGTTTAACAGATGTGGCGGCGGAAGCAAATCCTTAAAGTACACCGCTATAACTTCTTCGGGTAACTTCACTGTGCCTACTGGCGTTTACGAACTCTATGTGTACCTTGTAGGAGGTGGCGGAAGTGGCGGCAGTAATGGCTCCCATGAAAGTTACACGGGGGCAGGCCGTGGAGGTGGCGGAGGTGGAAGAACACTCTTTGCCAAAATGTCAGTTACTCCAGGCCAAGTAATTTCTGCAATAATTGGAGCCGGTGGAGTAGCGCCGATAGTACCAACTTCTGCTACGGGATCTTCATCAGGTATAGCTGGCGGTATATCCAGTTTCGGAAGCTTTTCAGCAAAGGGTGGAGATGGTGGAGGAGATGCGGGTGGTTCTGGCTCAACTGGTGGCGGGGGTGGAGGGCTGTTCCATGCATATGGCGAAGTTGTGTTTGCCGGGGGTATGGGCGGTGATGCGTCAATTTGCGGAAATGGAACAACTCCATCTGGTTCGTACTCGGGTGGTAGTGAGACTGGCGGTGCAGGCGGTCAAGGTTGGGCTAGCCTGATTGGATGGACCCATTCATGCAAGAATCCTTTTACCGGAGAAATATACTGCGGTGGAGGCGGCGGCGGCGGTAGTACTCTCAATCTTGGTGACTCCGAGACGGACGGCTCCTACGCATATACCGGGTATGCCGGCGGAGCAGGAGGTATTGGCGG